TATGACATATCTTCTACGGAGTTTAAGCAGAGGTCCATACCTCAGCTCGTTGTTCTGATGGCTGATTATCAACACAAAGCAGCGTTTGTTGCTGATCAAGAAATAAATAACGTAGCGTTTTTTACTGAAGTAATGTCTAGTTGTGAGTTTGAATAATGTGGTTATTAAAACCTTTCGAAGACAGAACTGGTGCGTATGCTTTAAAGGCACCTAATCTTTTTAACGATAATGATATAAACTGGCTCAATTGGTACGTTGAGAATCATTTAACAATAGAACCAGGTAAAACTGGTAACTTGAACAACGAGGGAAATTTGTCATCAGGAAGGAAATCCGATGTATCGTGGCTCATGCCTACTGATGAGAACCTGCGTTTTTATTTCGAAAAAATAGCATATTGTATCAACAAAGCTAATACGGACTATTTTCAATTTAGTTTAACAGGTTTCCATGCTATTCAATATACTTTATACCATGAAACAGTAGAAGGTAAATATGATTGGCACATGGATACAGGAGATCTTTATACTACACAAAACATGGGTAGAAAATTATCTGCTGTTATAGCCCTCAATGATGATTTTGAGGGAGGGGTGTTTGAAACATTAGATAGCGATACACCTCGTTCCTACGATCTCCGTAAAGGAGAAATGTTGATGTTTCCTTCGTTTATGTTACATCGAGTAACGCCTGTTACCCGAGGGACTCGTAGATCGCTAGTTGTGTGGGTTGAAGGGCCTAATTTCAAATGAAACCTTTTGACTTTATAAATGCTATCAATTATTCCAAGGAAGACTTGATTGGAGCATCAGATAATCCTGAGCTAGCAGAGAAACTCTATATCCCTTATGTTGTTAACAGAGGTCTTTCATATTTCGCTGATACAGTACTTCTTTGCAACGAGCTTAACATGAGGCCTGAAACCGATAATAAGCTGCAATTTGATTTTTTCCTAAATAGTATACGTAAACGCAAAAGATTTAGTAAGTGGTATAAGAAAGAACAAAGCAATAGCCTCGATACAATTGTTGAATATTATGGCTATAGTTATGAAAAAGCAAAGCAAGTATTACCATTGTTTACTGAAGACGAATTGAAAAAATTAAAACAAAAATTATTTACAGGTGGTGTCGATGGCCGTTGATCTAAACTCCATTGTCGAAATTAAGTTAAAAGAAGATGACGACTTTCTCAAAGTACGTGAAACTTTGACACGTATTGGTATTGCATCAAGAAAAGATATGACACTATATCAGTCATGTCACATTTTACACAAGCAAGGCAAATACTACATTGTTCATTTTAAAGAACTTTTTGCCTTGGATGGTAAGCCAACTAATTTTGACGTAAGTGATGTATCGAGAAGAAATACAATAGCAAATCTCTTAGCAGAGTGGGGTCTCATTGAATTAGTAGATCCACAAAAAAGTTCTGAACCTGTTGCCCCACTAAGCCAGATTAAGGTATTATCTTATGGTGACAAGAATGATTGGAATCTTGTTGCCAAATATAATATTGGCAAAAAGTCAGTATAAATAGAATAGAGATGCGGAATGGTCCGGTCTCGTTTTTAACCTTGCTAAAAAAATAGGAGGTCATTATGACTAATGATATTTTCTTCCCTCGCGCTTCGTTTGTAGGTTTTGATAATCTTTTTAATCAACTCGAACGAGCAACACAACACCAAGTCCAGTACCCGCCTCACAATGTTGTAAAGTATGATGATAATAGCTACGCTATAGAGCTAGCTGTTGCAGGATTCGATATGCAAGATTTGGATATTGAATGCGATAAAAATGTTCTCATCATTAAAGGAGATAAAGGAAAGGACGGATTGGTAGATCGTGAATATGTCCATCGTGGTATTTCGCAAAAGAAGTTTGTTCGTAAATTTACTTTAGCAGAGCGTATTGAGGTCACAGGTGCCGCTTTGATTAGTGGAATACTATCAATACAGCTTGAGCACATTGTGCCCGATGAACTCAAACCACGTAAGATCGAAATCAAAGGTCCTGAACTTTTGGTTGAAAGCTAGTTGATTTTATCAACTGTATGTCAGATAATAAGAGAGTCCTTCGGGGCTCTCTTTTTTTTAATTGGAGCTATAATATGAGCAATATTAAACTTATTCGTATGTCGTCTGGTGAAGATGTCGTAGCGGAAGTTATGTTTGAAGATTCAAAAACTTTGCAAGTCACAAATGCTATTGTTGCTATACCAACAGGCAACGGTCAACTTGGATTTGCACCCTGGTCACCGATCTTGAGTAAAGAAGAAAAAACAATCAACGTTGCTAAGCAGTTCGTTGTGTATCAAGCGGAACCCGATAGTTCTGTTGTGGAACAGTACAATGCTATGTTTGGAAATGTTATTGCACCTCAGAAGAAATCAATCATCGTATAATGTCGACATTCTACACAAGCGTAGATAGGCTTGGTAACAATATTCTTTTCTGTGGTTACAAGAACGGAGAAAGAATAAGAAAGCGTATACCATACAAGCCAACCTTCTATGTCTCTACAGATAAGAAGACTGAGTGGAAAACACTTCAAGGAAAACATGTTGACGAACTTAATCCTGGCTCTATGAGAGATTGTCAGGATTTTTTTCGTGAATACAATGAGGTAGAAAACTTTAAAATATATGGTAACAATAATTTTGTTATACAGTTCATATCGGATGCTTTTCTTGACCGTGGCATTGAGTTTGATAGAGACATAATCAACGTAACTACAATTGACATTGAGGTTCAATCTGACCAAGGATTTCCCCATGCTGAAGAAGCAAACTTCCCAGTCACAGCTATCTGTTTGAAGAACAATATAGATAATATTTTCTATGTGTTCGGAACAGGTGATTGGAAGGAAGAAGATTCAATTCTGTCTCAAGACCTTTCATCAAGAGTTAAGCATATAAAATGTAAAGATGAAGCTATGCTTCTGATGAAGTTTCTCGACCAGTGGCAAGCCAACTATCCTGATGTTCTTACTGGATGGAACTCGAGGTTTTTCGACACCGTATATCTTGTCAATAGAATTGGCAAAGTCCTTGGTGAAGACATGGTTAAGAAGCTATCGCCATGGGGTGTTATATCTGAAAGACAAATTCAGATGGCTGCAAGAACTCAGCAAGCGTTTGAGCTCCGTGGCATCCAACAACTTGATTTTATGGATTGTTTCAAGAAGTTTGGCTACACATACGGTACTCAAGAAAGCTACAAGCTCGATAATATAGCTCACGTTGTCCTTGGCGAAAAGAAGATTGACTATTCCGAATACGGAACACTTCACTCCCTCTATAAAGAAAACTATCAGCTGTTTATTGATTATAACGTCAAAGATGTTGACATTGTGGATAGGCTTGAAGACAAAACCGGTCTGATTACATTAGCAATGACTATTGCTTACAAAGCATTAGTTAATATGGTCGATGCGTTTGGCTCTGTGGGTATGTGGGATGCTCTTCTCTACAACGAGCTGAAGAAAAGAAAGATTGTTGTACCTCCTAAAGAAGATCATACTAAGGAAAGACAAATCGAAGGTGCCCATGTTAAGGTTCCACAGAACGGTATGCACGATTGGATTGTATCGTTCGACTTGAACTCGCTGTATCCTCACATTATTATGCAGTATAATATGTCT